TTGCCATAGACGCCTTAGTTAGGGTAGCCGAAGAGGCATTCCTTAAAGCAATAGAAGAGTTCAACTACTAATGAAAACAAACATAGAAAAAGTAACCCATGCGATGGACTTCGGTTCACCGCTGAATCAAGTGGTAATCCTGTCAGCGATTGAAAAATATTGCGAGCAGGTGTCGAAGATAGAGGAGCAACCCGAGAACTGGACGAATGGATTAGTCTCTTGGGAGGCTTGGAAGCAATCCTGCGCCGACGTAGAGAGGAGGATCTTCGAATGAGGAGTCACATACAAGTAGAACTAGAACTGCGGGGCAGAGAATGCTTCGCCGAGACAGAGGTCTATTGGAGGCTGAATCAGTGCGAATGCACTTCGACATACGGAGACGACAAGAACTGCACCGAGAAGTGGGACGAAGTCGAGATTGAGTGCGTGGACATCTGCGCAGTCAAATTCCTCAATGACGCCGAAGACAGAGAACTGGACTGGCTCAAGGAGGAAGACAGGCAGGGGCTATTGATCCCGCTTACAAAAGAAGAACTGCGATTGATCCGAGATCTAGCAGGCGAACAACTAATGGAGGAAGATATAATATGATTGAAGGCGAACATAAAGAAGGGTGCATTGGCGACATTGCCAACATGGTAATGGACGAAGTCCGCGAAATATTGGAAAAATACAAGATGCATTTTCCCGAGTGGAACGACGACGACGTGTCTTGGAATCTGGACGACAAGATCTACGGGTGCATTCACAACGAGGTCAGATACGCCCTAGAACCCGAGCCCGAGCAATACGAATACGTATCGCCCGACGAACACTTAAGCAACGCATTCTGCGATGCAATCAAAACAGAAAGGAACAAATGAAAACATATATATGCAAAGCATACGTAGGAGTAATAGTTGAAGCCGAGGATGAATTCCAAGCCGAGCAACTAGCAGGAATGGAGATGGACGTAGGAGACATCGACTGGGAAGCTGAAGAAGCTGACCCAGAGCATGACTACTTCACTACACTCCAGAACTACACAATAGAAGGAGGCAACAATGGGTAGATACTACAACGGAGACATAGAAGGTAAATTCTGGTTCGGACTGCAATCGTCCGCCGCCGCCGACAGATTCGGCATGGAGGGAACTACGAGTTACTTGGAATACCACTACGACGAGGAAGAGTTACCTGCTGTCGAGGCGGAGATCAAGAGCATCGAAGATGCAATCGACGAGAAGAAGATCGAATCTTATCTCTACGGCGACAAGGGAAGATACACTACTGAGACCCTCGAGAAGAATGGTATAACCGAATCTCAACTCAGTGAATACGCAGACCTGCTTCTCGGCAGGAAGATTCGGGACTGCATAAAAGAAACAGGCGAATGCAACTTCGACGCAGAACTATAACAGAAAGGAAACAATGAAAAGTATAACAGAAGTAATGGAAACAATACCCGAGATAGAAGACATGGCTAAGCAGTTATTCGGACAACCCTTCACCTACTACGGCGAGGTCGAGCGACTGCTGAAGGAGGATGGATCCGTTAGGCACCTGGCAATGTGCGACGGCTACTATGCCGCGATAAGGCACGACGACGTCCTAGCGCACTTCACTGACGACGGGTTCCTGACCGACTGGCAAGCCCCGAACGACATGTCCAAGGAAGACAGCCTCGAAAGGCAACGGCTATTCATGCTGAAGCTGGACAAGGTATTCGTGAATCTAGGATTGCAGAAGGGAGAGGAGGTTCAGGTTGAGCGCATTTAGAGATGCTGTAGATCTGATCATCACGATTGTTCTGTTCTTGATCATACTGAATTACTCCAGATAAGCACAAAGCCCTTTAAGCCTTGACAACCAAGGTTTAGAGGGCTTTTTTTTAGATTATGGAAAAACTAAACGTATATCCAGAAGGGGGGGCTAACCTTTTAGAGCCCGACGCAATGGTGTCAGTAGTGCAGGGAGACAGCGTTCAAGAGAAGATGGTATCGCAGTTGGCAACTGGCGATGTTTACACAACTAGAATTAAAAGAGAGATGCACAAGCGAACAGTCAAACAGTGCATTGAACAGGTGATAGCTAGGAAGATGTCCATAACGTATAAGTTCTTTCCTTGTTGCTACCTAGTGGTAAGTCACATAACCAAGGGGGAAATCTTGAACTTCCCCATAGAGGAAGACCTCGACGTAGATGACATACAGTATATATTTAATTACGTGCTGGACTGCGTAGAAGAGGACGAGCTTTGATGCGAGGACAAAAGGGTCAGACATACCAAGATTGGGTAGGGACGGAGTCCTGGGCTGACGGACAGGACACTGAAGCGTCCTTTGGCGACCTCCTGGAGGATAGATACCCAGGGGCTAGACCCGCAACCTTAGCTGAGCAATACATGCACATTGACTGGGTCTGCTCTGCTGGTAGCATAGACGTCAAGGCGCTGAAGCGTAAAAGCAGAACAGGGGCCAAAACGGAGGACTTCATCTGGCTTGAGTTCAAGAACAACAGGGGGGACAAGGGCTGGATCTACGGACAGCAGGACTTCATCGCATTTGAGTGCATCGATCACTACCTGGTAGTCCGACGGGAGCACTTGCAGAATTTAGCCGAGGAACTTTGCAATACAAATAAAAGTGTTGCAACAGCCTCAGATGCCTTATACAAAGGCTACACAAGAAGGAACAGGGATGACCTCATCTCAATGATTCGCAGATCAGATCTGCTAAAAATCCAATACACCAAACTAAATAAGACATGTCGCACTTCTACAAATACAACAAAGGCAACCCCATCTTCCTCGAGGAAGTAGCAACCCCAGCACAAGCAAAAAAAGTTCAGGGGGCATGGCCTTCAGTCACAACTGTCCTGGGAATAATCAAGGATCCATTTCTTGATAGCATCTATAAACCCATGAAGATCACTGAGTTAGCCAGGGAGATGCCTGGCTTGCACTGGAGGAGTATAGCGGACTTGACCTACGGCACCAGGGAGAGCCCAGTGACAGGGGAGCAGATACCCTCCTCCGAGTTCGGGACAGCCGTGCACAAGCGCATTGAGGACTTCGTCCTTGCGGACATGGATGCTAGGCTTCCAGCAGACAAGACACCCTGGGATGGCTGGGCTCGTCCGTTCATTGATTGGTATATTGACAACGACGTAACTCCAGTGGCTGTAGAGCACATGCTGGGCGAAGGGACAGTCAAGATAGTCGGTAGCGTTGACTTCATTGGAAAGGATGCTTCTGGTGAAGCGTTCCTGGCTGATTACAAGTGCAGAGCCAACTGCAAGGGGACGGGGAAGTTCTACCCGAAGGACCTGTATCAACTAGCGATTGAATCCTGGATGCTCTCTAAGAGAGCCAAGATGGACTACATACCTGGGTGCATATCGATTTGTATTGATTGCGACACGAAGAAGCATTATCACAAGGTCTGGAACCCAGAGCAGATTCTCGAGGGGATCGAGATCGCCAAGCTATGCAGTAAACTATATTGGAGAACAAGAATGAAATGACACTTATAAGCCTTATACTAATTTTAATACAGGTAGAAAGCGCTGGAGACGATCTAGCAATAGGGGACAATGGCTTAGCCTATGGTTGCCTGCAAATGCATAAAGCCTACGTCCAGGACGCCTCAGAATACGCAGGAAAGGACTGGAAACATGAAGACGCCTTCGACCGAGAAACAAGCATAGATATATTTATTGCTTACGCCTCAAGATACGCGACCGAAGATCGCATAGGGAGACCCGTTACAGTTCAAGACATAGCTCGGATACACAACGGCGGACCAAATGGATGGAAGAAGGAATCAACGAAAGCATACTGGCGGAAAGTTAGATCCCTTATAATAAAAGAAAAAAACAAAAGAATCATAGCAAAATGTATAGACTAAATTATCATCCAGAGAAAGAAGAAGAGAACCTGTTCGGTCTAGCCGATGAAGCTGTTATATTTCATGGACTGGAGAAGTGCATCACTGGCATGGACCAATTCGGTTACGCGGTCTATGACTACCTCAGAATGATTGACGTCTTCACTGAAGATGGAATGACGAACGAAGAAGCGGAGGAGTGGATTGACTTCAACGTGGCATGCGTGAATGCTGGCAGAGGATTCGTCATTCATTACCCCAAGCTGTGAATCAATACTTGATAAAGTATATGAGATTTGATATGCCAGAAGGTTACATTGGGTCCTCAATCAAGTGGGCAAGAACGAAGAACGACGCAGTTAAACTAATCCTTAAAAAACTACCAGACTCCCAGGGGTATTGCATTTTCAAGCGGGGCGGAGGAGGAAAAATAATATCAGTAGAACAGATACAACAAACATGAAAATACCAGACTCAGGGGACACATCAAACTTCAGCACTGGAGCAATGCGAGACGCCATGCGAGGCAAGGGCATACCCAGTTTAATACCAGTGAGCGCACTCAGGGCTACTGCAAGGCGCTTTGAAGACGGAGCCGAGAAATACGGCAGGAATAACTGGCAGAAGGGCATACCCGTCTCTAGATACATTGACAGTATAAACAGGCACCTATGGCAATTCATGGAAGAGGACCGCGCCGAGGATCATCTGTCGGCCGTAATCTGGAATGCCATGTGCCTTTACGAGACAAAAAACAGGATTGACAAGGGTGAATTACCCAAGGATCTTTACGACCTATAAAAAGGGGGAGTAGCTCAGCTGGATAGAGCATCGGTTTTCTAAACCGAGGGCCACAGGTTCAAGTCCTGTCTTCCCTACCACATTATGAAATACATAACTCAAAGCAGACTCTCCGAATGGAGAAAGGCAAACGAACCGAAGAGGTGCCCCATAAGTCAAGGTAGCATGCACGACACTGTCGTGGATCATTGCCATGCAAGCGGGGAGATACGCGGAGTTCTGCACAGGCAGAGCAATGCATTCCTGGGCAAGGTCGAGAATGCATGGAAGAGATACGCATGCAGGAGCGCAGATGTATCTTTGCCAGAAGCACTCAGACGAATGGCTGATTGGATTGAGTTCAGCAGGACTGGATTACTGCACCCTGTCGGGGCGACTCAACTGCAGAAAAGATTCAAACAGAAAAAAAATGAAGAACAACTGAAAATTTTACTTGACCTCGGTGTAGACGTTGTCAGCATGGATGCTAGTAACTCGGACAAGAGGTCCAAGTTATATAGAAAACAAATAACAAAAACTAAGTATGACTAAAGCAAATACGAATAATAATATACGTAAGAAGCTACAGAGGATACAATCCTCTTTGAAGGCCCCTAAGGGGCAGACTAATAAGTTCGGCGGATACAGCTACCGATCCTGCGAAGATATCCTTACATCTCTGAAGCCTTTACTGGCTATACAGGAATGCAGTATCGTTATAAGTGACGACCTGGTTCCTATGGAGGGAAGGGTCTTCGTTAAGGCTGTAGCTAAGCTTGTTGACAATGAAACCGAAGATGCAATCGAGGCAAACGGTTTCGCTGAGCACGCCGAAACAAAGAAAGGTATGGACTTAGCCCAGATTACTGGTAGTGCTAGTTCCTACGCTCGCAAGTATGCACTGAATGGACTTTTTGCTATCGATGACACAAAGGATGCTGACGCAACCAATGATCATGGAAAAGCATCAACTAAACCCACAACTAATAACAAAAAAACAGAGGAGCTGTTTTAATTATGCCACAAGTAAAATACGATAACACAAACACTGGAGCTATATTCAAGAATGACTACAAAGAGTCAGATAAGCATCCAGACATGACGGGACCGCTAGACGTAGAGGGTGTTGAATACAACATCGCCGCGTGGAGCAACATGAGCGACAAGAAGGGTAAATACCTGAAGATCAAGCTCACCAAGAAGGAGGACAAAGGTTCTTCCCAGTCAGACAGTTCAGACGCGCCGTTCTAGGACGACTCGTTTCATGCTACTAGAGGAGGGGCGAAAGCTCCTCCTCTTTTTTATCTCTAATAACAAAACATGATACCACAAAACACAGAAGCAGAGAGGCACCTACTGTCCAGTTTCGTAAACGAAGAAGGGACAGCAAAGTTCGACGAAGTCGCCAGTATACTGGACGAAGCGGACTTTTATGATTTAAGTAATCAAACGATATTCAAGTGCATGAAGAGCATTGCACTTTCGGGCGCGGACATAGATGAAATATCTTTATCCGAAGAACTAAAAAGGGTCGGCTTGCTTGATAGGGCGGGCGGAATCGCTGGAGTCCTGGGTAGCACGAATCACTTGGGCGTCGTTCAGCACAAGTTGTGCGCAGAGACCATCAAGGAGAAGTCCAACCTCCGCACGATGATAAAAAAGTTCAAGTCCAGCGTAGAAAGCATGGAGGATGAATCCAAGACTAGTTCAGAGATTTCGGCTGAAGTCGAAGCTGTTCTACTTGGCATAAACGATATGTCCAAACGCGACAAGGATGTAAAGCGAGCATTGCAGGAGGTTCAGAGTGAATTCAAGAGCATGCTCGACGGGACATACAAGCCCGACGTAATCAAGACGCACATCAGTCACCTGGACGATAAGCTCAGTGACGGAGGACTAGGCATGGGCGAGGTCTGCGTTATCGCGGCTCCTACATCCTGCGGTAAGTCCCAGTTGGCTCTGAACATGGCTTGCAGGTCCATTGACAGGCAGGGCATACCTGCACTCGTGTTCTCGTTTGAAATGCCTCAGAAGCAAGTTCTGAAGCGCTTAATACATGCTATGTCTGGGGTGAACCCCAGGCGCATAAGGGACAACGTAATAACCCATGACGAGCAGAAGAGACTCTGGGAGTGCACTGAAAAGGTAGAAAGCATGAAGCTCTTCACCAGTCACAGCGTCAGGGACATTGATGACCTTGTTATCCAAGCCAGGGCAATGACCAGGAAGCAGGGAATAAAGCTAATCGTTGTGGATTATCTGCAGTTAGTTCCTTGGGACCCGAAGAAGTTCGGGAAGACGGATGCAATCTCCGACATATCGCACAAGATCAAGCAGATGGCAATAGAGCTCAATGTAGCTGTAATACTGCTGTCCCAAGTGAACCGAGAGGGCTCTCGTTCGGAGGGTGGCCTTGAAGTTTATCATCTACGCGATTCTGGGGACATTGAGAATGACGCTGACGTCATAATTATGATGTATCCAGACGGAATGGATATGAACAAAGCAACAAAAATAGATGAAACAGGAAGTTACAAAAATATGATTTACAAGATAGGTAAGAACAGAGAAGGTGAAAGAGACCTCATGGGAGCATTTAAATTCTACAATCAACTCGGGAGGTTCTACTAATGGATATAAGATCAATACATAGTTGCATTAAATACTTTGAGACTACACTGGGCAAAGCTCCCAGGATGGTCAAAGAAAACGACGAAGACGTCTATTGCGGTCCAGTCCTTACGGACTTCGCAAAAGATCTAATCGAAAGAGTAGAAAACAAAAAAAAGAGTAATGCCTACTTGACAAAGCGTTCCCCCAAGCGTAAAAAGAATACGAGGAAAGCTCCTAGGTAACGAAGAGCGGGTTGTTCTTGACCCTGTTTAGTCCTCAGCCCCTCTCGTGTTAATTCACGAGGGGGGTTTTTTTATCTGGATCTGAGGAGTCTCTCTACGTCCTTAGTTATTATGCGCTTCCTTCTCATCTCGAGATACAAGGATCTATCTATGTGAGCGTTCATCTCTACCAGGAGGTCAGCCCTGTCGGATGCATTCAGGTTCATCAGCAAGAGATCCTGGGCGCTTCTGCCGTATTTCTCGTTTGTCTGCCTGCGCTTCATTTCGGCCCTGAATCTTTCTGCCTTTATTCTGTCCTCGGCATCTCCTGCGTAAAGTTTCTTGAGTTCAGAGACCTTCTCTGCTCTTGTTTTTCCTTCAATGATGCGGTCGTATTGATCCTGGATTGATTCAGGCACGCCCTTCTTGAATGGCTCAAAGTCCATGCCCTTGCTTATCCTGAAGATGTCAGCGCTTCTTACACCTGCGCTCTTCATGAGGTCGATCTTTTCATCCTTGCTATAGCCGAAAGAATCAAGCCTGTTGTATGCCTCTTCGATCCTATCGAAAGCAACCTTGGCGTTCTCTATGCCGTTCTGGTATGATCTCTCGATTTCATCTTCAGTCATCCTACCTTCGCTGAACTTGTATTTGAAGTCAGTAGTGTAATTACCCCTGGCTTCAGAATACCTATCTACGAAATCCTGCAGTCTTCTTTTAGCCATTTGATTGAAATCGATCTTAGTGAACCTGAGTCCAAGTTGACGCATAAGAACTTCTGACATGGTGAAGTCGCCAGTTCCCTCCGCAGCCGACTCCAGTCTATCAATTTCTCTCATTATCCCTGGCTCAAACGTCTTGCCGATGGCGTATGACACTCTTTCCTTTAGGGCCTGGAAGCCCTCAGATGTAGATATCTTCTCTCCGTAGACATCTCTGTTGTCAATGGCTCGCATTACGTTTTGATTTACGAACGTGCCTTCTCCCATCAGTTCCTCGGACATCAGCCCAGTTAAGGTCTTAGTCGTGTCGTATTCGTTTTCCTTACCCTGGACAGCTGCATCAAAGACGGCTCCCCCGAACTGCGTAAGTGTAGCGTGCGGGAATATATAACTGGTCAAGGCGAAGGTTCCCTTCTTGGTTTCCTTGTCAATCGTAGCCATGAAGTCCTTGTCTCGCATGTAACTAAAACCAAAGAAAGCAAAGTCATCTCTTTCTTGCGGGTCGAGTATGCCTTCACCTGGTATAAATGGAGCACTGTCCGCACCAGCAGAAAGGAACTCCTTGGCGGTTGCGGATACAGCTAGAGCTCCAAACAGAAACCCAGCCCTACGTCTTCCTTCCTGGCGGACTGACTTTAAAAGTTTTTCAGCTTGAGCTGGGTCCGCTGGTAGATCGATGTCGAACCTCTTGAGGAAACTCTTTCCGTTGATCATCTCTCCAGCGAACCTGAACTGGTTCGTTGTGTTTCTGGCTAGCTCCAGGGTAAAGGTAACGAAGGGAGGAAGGATACCTCTGCGTGAAAGGTATTTACCTAGTTTACTTGTCCTTTCGTAGTTCTGGTAAGTGTCGTTCGTAATAGAAGCAGCAATAGTTTTGATGCGCCTCTCGACTGCTTCTTTGCTTTCGCCTAGTATTGCTCCGTGCTTCAGGAATCTGTTTCTTACCATGTCCTGATTGGACTTCCAGATGGCGTATCTGGTTGCGGTGTCCGTGACGCTGTAGAGCTTGCCCATTGCCTTGGTCCCCTTCTCCAGGAGGTTACCAATCTTTCCATCTCGTATGGCTGCAGCAACTTCATTGGCATTGATACTAGCGTTGCCTACGCCGTAATCATACATTTCATCAATGTCTGATATTAACTGCTTCCTGTATTCTGGTGTGAACTGCTTCTTACGAAGCCCCTTTGTGACTGCACCCGACACGTCACCTATTGCTGTTCCCTCTAGTTCAGCCGATGCCAGTCTAAGGCCCCTTACATAATTCGTGTAGTTCTTACCGAAAGGAAAAACTCCGTTGGACATTGCCGCGATGGCACCACCGATTGCATTAACCATGTAGGATGGCGGATTGTAAATAACCTTTGCTGCCTTGGAGTAGGCAACCATTCCCCCGAACAACTGATTAACGACACCAGCAGTTCCATCTGCTGCCATCTCCGCGAACTGCGACTCGTAAAGTTTGCTTATAGCGTGCGATGTCTCCGAAGGAATAAAGAGCTCTCTTCCGTCTGTATCCTTGAGCTCTCCCATGATGGTGTTAAGCTTTACATAACCAGATTTTTGTTCAGTCGAAAGTTGCCCTGATTTCTTTAGAGCCTTCACAAGCTCCGTCACGGAGTTCATCTGAGCTATGTGCCTCCTGGTATCTCTTATCCTGTATTTAGCCTGGAAGCCTGCCTTCTGGACATTAGATGTTACCTCCCCAAGAAACAATCTCTCGGCTGGGCCTGGCATATGACCATCAATCACCGCTTCAAATCTTCCAGGTAAAGTAGCAACCAGAGACATCTTACCTAGCCCCTTTCCATCTTTCTTCATTGATATCAGGTGCTTGAAGTGCTTCTCTACGTCTTTATTTATCTTCTCTGTTATCTTGGGATCTGATATATCTTCACCAGCATCCTTAGCCCTTCTTTCCAACGTAGAACGAACTTCTTCTTCGGCTAAGGGTTTTCTAATTTTATTTATTTTAGAATCGGGTGTCCACTTCTTGTCAACGAAAGCCTTGTAGGTTGCGGTATCGTAGGTCCTTACACCCTTGTCTATATCTGACTGCATCCTAGCCATTAAGGTTTCTCTTTGCTTCGTTGGTAAAAATGCAAATGTGTCACCCTTATCAAAGATATCGTAGAGCTCCTTCATGGCGGTCAT